CTTTCTGGCCAACCAGGCCGGCGAGCTGCTGCCGCGTGCGTTCTCCGACGAGGCGCGCATGGAGTGCCGCATGTGCAACTTCTCCAAGACCTGTTGGAGCCCTCGGTGAATGAGGAAGGGAACCCCCCAATGAAGGTCATCGACCTCAACACCGCCAGGCGGCAGGACGAAGACGCGGCTCCGGTCAGGGTGACTTTTCCCCAGGCCCTGGAGGGATTTCGGGACGCCATCGCGGCCTCTGGCCTGGGGCGTCCTGAAATCATCACTGACGGGCGCATCCACCGCTTCGATCTGCCCGACGAGAAGGGCGGCAAGAAGGGTGGCTGGTACGTTTTCCATGGCGACGGCATCCCGGCGGGCGCGTTCGGGGCATGGAAGCATGAATTGTCAGAATCCTGGTGCTCCAAAGCCAATTACGAATTGAGCCACGAAGAGCTCAAGGAAGTTCAAAATTTTTACCGCCGCGCCAAAGAGGAGGCTGCCGCAGATCGCGCGCGGGAAGCGGACGCCGCAGCACTCCGAGCAAAACAAATTTTCGATGCGGCATCCGAAGCCACGGAACACCCCTACCTCGCGAGGAAAGGGGTCGTGTCCTTTGGGTGCCGCATCGATCAACGTGGTGAGCTGCTTATCCCCATGTGCAATAGCCGCGGCGAAGTGCGGGGGGTGCAGCGTATCAAACCTGACGGTGTCAAGCGGTTCCTGTCTGGACAAGCGAACTCTGGTCTTTTCCACGTCATCACGTCCCCGTCGCCTGATGCGTCCAGGACGGTCTACGTGTGCGAGGGCTACGCGACCGGAGCAAGCATCCACATGGCAACCGGCGAGACCGTCATCGTCGCCTTCAACTCCGGAGGACTCGAGCCGGCCTCATTGGCCGCAAAGGAGGTTTTCCCGACAGCAAAATTTATCCTTGCCGCCGACAACGACCGCTGGACTGTAGTCAACGGAGTCCCGAAGAACGTGGGAGTGGAATCGGCTCACAAGGCGGCCCAGGCAATCGGTGCGACCGTGGTCTGGCCTGAGTTCCGTGATCTCTCTTCCCATCCCAAGGACTTCAACGACCTGCACGCACTGGAGGGCCTGGACGCGGTCCGGATGTACGCCAAGGGCTACACCACCAGGATATCGGACTTCGGCCTGGCCCAGCTGAACGGCCGGGAGGTGCCCGAGCGCGAATGGCTCGTGGAGCACGTCATCCCCATGGACGGTGCGTTCATCTTCGCGGCTCCGGGCGGAACGGGCAAGGGTCTCCTTACTCTGGACCTGGCCATCAAGACCTGCCAGGCGCCGGGAGAGGGCATCGACCTGAACCCTTCGCCCGGTACGTTCGGACACAAGGTCATGCAACATGGGCCCGTCGTCATGTTCTGCGCTGAGGACGACATCGACGAGATACATCGGCGGGCCGCGAACCTCTGTGGGACGTTCCCGCAGGGGCTATACGTGCTCTGTCTGCCGGACATGGACGGCCTCAAAGCCATGGCCATGGAGACTCGCCAGGGGTGCGAGGCAACGCCATGGTGGCAGGAGATGGTGGAGCAGATCATCCGCATTCAGCCGCGCCTCGTCATCATCGACCCGCTGGCCTGCTTCGTGTGGGCCGATCTCAACGACCGTAAGGTCGGGGCGGCTGTCATGGGCATGCTCACCCACCTGGCCAAGAAGGCCCATGCTGCGGTTATCGCAGTGCACCACCTGAACAAGCTCCCGGACGGGATCAAGGACCTGGACGCCGCAAAAGTGAAGATCAGCGGCTCGGCCGGGTTCGTGGACCACGCCCGCGGCGCTTACGTCCTGTGGCCCGAGGAAGAGATCAAGGCCAAGAAGCTCTGCAAGGACCTGGATGTCGAATACATGCGCGGCCGGGTGGTCTGTGGCGGCCTGGCCAAGCACAACTACCCCGGCGACAACGAGCTCAAGACCTTCATTCGCGACGAGCGTGGCCTGTTGGTCGTCTCCACCGACCGGGTGAAGCAGCTCGATGCCCAGAACATCCCGAAGGCGCTCAAGCTCCTGGTCAAGGTCATCGAACACGCTGCGGCCCAGGGTCATCCGTTCCAGCACATGGGCCGGTATGGGCTCTTTGAACGTCGGGAGATGCTGCCTGAATCCCTGAGGGCCGTGGGAAGAAATAAGCTGGAGTGGCTGGGGCGCGTTCTCCTCGACGAGAAGAAGATCGCCAAATACCGCGCCGGGGGGAGCAAGGCTGAACAGTGGCTCGACGTTCCCACCGGACCATTCGCTCAAGGCATCGGGATGCTGGAGCCGGGTGACTACGATTTGTTTAAAGAAGAGGACAATTCGTAATGATAACGATTGATAATTACGTCACCACCCCGGAATCATTAAACAAGTCCAGAAAGCTAGTATCCATGCGGGTTGCCTGTCCCCAGAGCCAAGGCACGGTTTCTTGGGGACGCCGGGGACGGAACGTAAAATCCAGTATCCATGCGGGTTCCCTGTCACCGGAGAGGACTGCGCAATTATATAAGCCTTTAGGCTTATATATTGCGCGCGCGCACGCGAGGGGCGGCGACGGGAAAAAGTCGGGGAGAAAAAAATGATCCAGCTCAGACTGCCCTGGCCCGTGTCGACCAACAAGGCCTGGACGCCTACCGGGCGCAAAGGCCTCAGGCTCAACCCCAAGGCCAAGATCTACCGTCTGGCGGTCAAGAGCTACGTCCTGGCGGCCAAGCTGCAGGGACTGCCGATGTGCGGACCGCTGGAAATCAAGATCACGCTCTTGCCGCCAGATCGGCGCAACCGCGATCAGGACAACTTCGCCGGCAAGTCGCTGCTCGATGCGCTGACCAAAGCTGGCGTGTGGAACGATGACTCGCAACTCAAGCGAACCGTCATCGAGTGGGGCAATGTCATGCGTGGCGGCCAGGTGCTCCTGGAGATCAAGTCGTTCGCAGGAGACGNAGTAAAACGCAGGGACGGAGAATAACGNAGAAATCATGACGACTGCACGTTCTGACCGCATGGCTGAGGCTTTGGCCGCAGGTTATCAAAAGGGCCACCGTGGACAACGGCTCGTGGACTTTGTCGAGAGTTGGATCGTCCCGAGAAACAAACAGGAGCGCAAGGTCCTGCGCGAAGCGTGCTCCGACTTGGAGAGCGCGACCATCAGCATAGGTTGCCCATTCTGTGGCGAACACATCACAACGCACCTCATGGACGAGGACAAGCGCAAAAAGTTCCTGGAGAAGCATAAAGCGTCGTGCGGGGCGATGGCGATAGAGGAATGAAATCCACCTTCCTCGCCCACGCTGTGCCCTCTGAGGCCCTGCTCAAAGCCCTGGAGTGGGTTCAGACGCACGGGACAATCACGGAGCCCCTCTTGCGCCGGGCCGTGCGCGACGCGGCCATCCTGAGCTATCTCAGGGTAAACCCGGGCCGGTATGCTGAGGCGGCCGGACGCTACGGAGTGACGGAGAACACGGCCAGGGAGGTGGAGTCCCTGGCCAAGAAACTTGAGCGACCCATGTAGATTCTCCAGAAAAATGCCAGATTTCTGGACAAGGCCCGGGGTAACTGCGGGCCATGCCAATCACGCCAGACACCCGCTTACGCACCGAAGCGCTGATCAAGTCCGACGAGGGCTGTAAACTCGTCGCCTACCAGGACACGCGCGGCATCTGGACCATCGGATACGGGTACAACATCGTCTCCCAATTGCACTGTACGCCCACCATGGCATCAACCATGCGCTGGACACAGGAGCAGGCAGACAACGCTTTCGAAGTCTGCTTCAATCGCTGTCTCGCCTCACTCGACGCAAATTTTTACGGTTGGGACAACTTAGACCCCGCACGCCAGGCCGTGGCCGTGAGCGCAATGTACGTGCTTGGCGTCAAGGGCGTCTTCGCTTTCGCTCCCACCATCCGGCTCATTACCGACGGCCAGTTCGACCAGGCCGCCGATCATCTCCGCGCCTCCGCATGGGACCAGCAGGCTCATGCCCGCGTCGAGCGACTGGCAACCATGCTCCAGACCGGAGAGTGGCCGTCATGAGGGCGTGGCTGCAACACCATCTCAATCCCATGCACATCGCCTGTCGCCTGCGTGACTGTGGCCTGCCGTTCGGCTGGTCACTCACCATCGGCGGCACAATCGGGGCTCTCGTGCGCCCCATCATCTACCGGAGGCCTCATGCTCGCTAGCCTCATCGCCCGCTACGGCTGGAAGACCATCCTCGGCACGCTGCTCCTGGCCGCGGGGCAGGCAGCCCCGTATCTGCCGGCCCTCTCTCCCTATGCGCCCGCACTCAACTGCGTGGGTGTGGTTCTCGGTGGCGTGGGATTGCGCACGGCCCTGGCCAATGTCGCGCCGCTAGTGGACAGCGCCATTCCCAACCCGACACAAATTAACCCTTCGGAGGATCAACCCCATGCGTAAGTTCATGCTTTTCCCGGCCCTGGCCATCGTTCTCGGCATTTGCCTCCAGATCGGAGCCTGTGCCGGGACATCCACCAAGAACACCCCCCAGCAAAACGCCCTGGCCGTGATCGGTGACGTGAAGACCGCCGCCTCCCAGGCCGCTGGCGCAAGCGCGGCCATCACCAACTTGACCGCCTCGACCCCGGTCATCAGCTCGGCCACCGCTTCCCAGATCAACGGCTACGTTGCCTGGGCGAACTTCGCGTTGCAGGCCGTTGCCATCGCCACGCAAGTGGCTGGAGCGGCCCTGTAATGCCCAGCCAATCCGCCAGCCTCACGGGCAACGGGCAGGCGTGCCCCTCCCTCGGGGTGGATGCGGGCAAATCGTGCGACATTTCCATCCGGGGGACGTTCAGCGCGACGGTCGCGCTTCAGCGGAGCTTCGACCTGGGCGCAACCTGGGGAACCATCGCCAGCTACACGACCCCCACCGAGACGACCTACATAGGTGCGGGTGACTGCCTACTTCAGCTCATCACGACCGCCTTCTCCAGCGGGAGCGTCACCGCCAGGATTGGGTACTGACCGTGGACCTGACCCGCGTTCCCCTGTGCTCCTACCCGGCCATCCGGCCGTGGCTCTCCACCGGCACTGTCATTCTGTGGCAGGGCAACGACTTGCTTGGACGGGCGATCCGCATGTTCTCGCAGTTCAGCCACGCCTCTTTGATCGTGCGTGACCTGGACCCAGAGAACTGCGACCGCGTGTTCCTGGTGGAAGCCCTGGCAACGGGTCTTGAGCTTCGGCTCCTGTCGGAACGCATCCAGGGGTACAACGGGCGCGTCTTCGCCTTCCAGGCTCAGGGCATCATTCCCGAGACGCAAGCACGCATCAAGTCATTCGCCCTTAAAGAGTGCGGCCGGGGCGTGCCCTACAATTACGAGGGCTTGTTTGCCAACATCCTCGGGTACGTGTCCGAGGGCTGCCACAAGTTTTTCTGCAGCGAGTTCGCCGCCATGGCGTTGGAACAAGCCGGGATTGCCAGGCATCCCGCCTATCGCAACGGAGAGGCGGCGAGGCCCGGAGACATCCCCGTTTGGTTCGGGGGAAGCCTTAGGGAGATCGAGGTGCCTAAATGAACACCCTGGCGCTCCTGTCCATGGCCCTCAATCCCATCCTTCTCGGGGTCTTGGGTTACATGCTCAAGCGTTGGATAGAGCGCCTGGAAGACCTCCTCACCGAGTATCGTAAGAGTCAAGCCGAATGCCAGCTGTCCCTGGCCAAGAGCTACCGGACCAAAGCCGAAGCCGAGACGGACAGCGCCCGGCAGTGGGAGAAGATTGACTCCCACGGAGAGCGCATCACCCGGGTGGAAACGCTGCTCATAGGGGACGGCAAGTAGCCATGCCCAAGTCAACGACCCGGAAGCTCACAGCGCTGGAACAGCAGTTCGCCCGCGAATATATCGTGGATTTGAACGCGTCTGTCGCGCTTGTTCGTGCCGGGTCCAGGTCCAAACATCCCGATGCCCAGGCCTCCCAAATGATGCAGCGCCCCCATGTCCAGACGGCCATCCAGGAGGCCATGGCGAAGAGGGTCGCTCGCACCGAGATCACCCAGGACAAGGTGCTCAAGGACCTGGAAGAGACGCGCAAAGGGGCTATGGCGAAGGAAGACTTCGGCTCCGCCCTCAAGGCCATCCAGCTTCAGGGCAAGCACATCGGCATGTTCGGGGACAAGGTGGAGCACAACCACACGGGTTCCGTCACTCTTCAGGTCATCACAGGGATCGACCGTGCGCCCGGAGAATAGCGTGGAGTGCGTCTCTACAGGCTATGTGCCCCACCGGTTCCAGCGGGAAATCCACGCCAACCTCAAACGCTTTTCGGTACTCGTGTGTCATCGGCGTTTCGGGAAAACGGTGCTTTGCGTAAATTCCCTCGTGGATGCGGCTTCCAGGGGGAAGCGGGAGAACGGCAGATTTGCCTACATCGCCCCCACATATACGCAGGCAAAGCGCGTGGCTTGGGACTACATCCGCAAATATTGCTCTCCGCTTCCCGGAGTGAAGTTCAATGAGGTCGAGCTGCGTGCCGACTTGCCCAACGGAGCAAGGATCAGCCTGCACGGTGCGGATAACCCGGACAGCCTTCGTGGGCTCTACCTCGATGGTGCGGTCCTGGACGAATATGCGGATTTCCGGCCTGAGGCCTATCCTACGGTCATCAGGCCCGCCCTGAGTGACCGCAAGGGATTTGCCATCTTCATAGGCACTCCACGCGGGCATAACCACTTTTTTGATCTCTACCAGACGGCATTACGTAACCCTGAATGGTATGCGGCCTGCTTCCCCTCAAGCAAGACGGACCTCATCCCCTTCGAGGA